GACAGCATCAAGGATCCGCGCGTTCGCGTGACTTGGCGGCTCGGTCCTTGGGCTGGAAAAATCGCAATGGTTCAAGCAGCTATGGAAGACGTCACCGATGGCGTCGTGATGCAGATCGACGCTGACGAGTTCTGGACTGCTGACCAGTTAGAGCGAGTCTACGATATGTTGAAAGACAAGCAGCCCGGCGACTTCGCGCAGTTCGACTGTTTCTACTTTGTCGGACCGAGAAAGGTCGTGACGACGCGGCAAGGCTTTGGCTCGATGTCATACGAATGGTTTCGCGCGTGGAAAATGGCTCCGGGACTGCGGTTCAACAGTCACGAGCCTCCAGTCCTCAACGCTTGGGCAAGCTACGTTCCGCGCGAGACTACGCGCGCGATGGGACTTGTGTTCGACCACTATGCCTACTTCACCGAGGAGCAGGTTGCATTCAAGGAGCAGTTCTACCAGTACGAAGGCTTAGTCGACGGGTGGCGTCGCTTGCAGGAAAGCAAGGGCGACGTGCGACTGTGCGAGTATTTCAAGTTCCTAGACAAGCAACCTTGGGTCATCGCTAGCGACATATGAAAACCATTGTGCTGGTCTACCACGAGCGGCTGGGCGATATCCTTCGCTGCTTGCCAATAGCGAGGCACTTTGCGTCGCTGGGATACGACGTAGCCATCGAGTGCCTGCCTCAGTATAACGGCGTCTTTGAGGCCGTCAGCTACGCGCGCCCGACATCGCCTGGGCGTGACCTCAAGGCACGGCGCATCGACCTGCAGATCTGGCCGGATAAGTACGCCGCCTTTCGCGCCAGTGGGAAATCGTGGGAAGACTTCGTGTACGGGCTGCTGCCGGAGTGCGATGGCCTAGATCGCTCAATCGTCTTTGACCGAGTAGCTAGCACGTCTGCCGTGGAGGACCACTTGTACGGTCCACAGACTGCCATCGTTTCCCCTTTTGGATATAGTCAGACGGTCAAGATCGCTCCGCACCTGATCTGCCAGCACGCATTCCAAACCTTTGGCGCACCGATGCGCATTTTGGCCGAGGAGCGGCAGGCCGAGGCGTGCATTGCCGCCGGCTGGTCTGAGTCGCTGTTTCTTACGGCTCGGTCCATTCCTGACCTGATCCGGATGTTGCGTGACGCCCGGCAGGTGATGACCGTTAACTCGGCACCTGCCATCATTTGCAATGCCGTCCGCTCGTCCTACTGGCATATTCCGTCTGGCACGCCGCAGGATGATACGATCACGGCCAAGTCCAAGGTTGTGACATTTGCGCCTTTAGTATGACCGTCCGAGACTTTGACCCGGTGCGCCTGGAGGCGGACTTTTCGGCCATTCAAGATCAGGCCGGCATCACGTTCAGCATCTTCAACACGGTTATCACCGGCGTCTGGAACAACTCGCGCAATATGTTCCAAGCGTTCGAAGATCAGCGCCGAGACGAGGGGCGCTACACGGTGTTTTTCTTGGCATCGCAGGTCGTGACTGCTCCGCAGCTGACCACGACCGTTGTGCGCGCTGGGGTTACCTACTTCATCGAGAACATGGAGTTTGATGCCGAGGGCACCGGAGTTCAGATCGAGGTTAAGAAGTCAATATGATTGATATTGCCTTCAGGTCCGAGCAGTTGGAAAACAAGTTGGCTCAACTAGCCATTAGGGCAGGAGTCGACTATGGCAAAGTCATCAAAGAGGAGGGACGCTTTGTAACACAGATTCTGGTGAAGTTTACGCCCCCAAAGAATCTTTCCGAAGGTCGAAACGCTGTTGCTGGCGATATGAGCAAGCTGTCTGTTCCGCTCAATTATGAGTACTTCCAATCTAAAGCAACAGAAGGCGGTTTCTACAAGAGCACTGCGCGATACGTTAGGAACCGGCAAACCGATAAGCTGAACCTACTTTTTCAGAATCCAAACTTCAGCGGATTCTATGGCCTGCGAATGATTAACTCGTTTGAAGAACTGAGCCAAAATCATCAACAGCTACGCAACAAACGAGGAAGGATTTCTAGGAAAACCAACTTTGCGTCATACTCCGCAGACTACAAAAAACTGCGCAATGAAATTCAATCTAGAGTTGGTTGGACTGTGTCTGGATGGATTCCGGCAGCCAAGGCAACGGGAGCGCGATACAAAAAGTTTTCAGATCGTTTCGGACATAATTCTGGAATTGCAGTTTTTAACTTCGGACGAAACCCGTTCATTTTAGCGAAAAACAAGAACGTCAAAATTCCTAACTATCAGAGGATGGTTGATGGCGCACTGCGTAGCAGAATCAGTACAACTGAAAAGAAACTTGAGGCAGTACTTGCAGGGAGAGCCGTCAACTTAGGTTTTATCAGAGTAAAAGGAGGGCGTCCGGTTCAATCCGCACAAGCCGCATGAGTACTAGAACACAAATTCGAAACGCCATTGGGGCCAAGCTAACCGCAGGAGGCGCCGTCGTGCCGACCGCTAACCTGCTGCGAGGGCGAAACAATACGCTGCAGTCGGTTTCCTTCCCGTCTGCTGCGGTCTACGCTGTTGATGAGCAGATCGAAGTTCGGTCGCTAGCGCCGAGCAATCGCGTTCAGTACCGCCAACTCACCGTGAACGTGGACTACTTCACGGCACAGACTGGAGTGACCTACATTGACGACCTGTTCGATACCGGCTCGGCTGCGGTCGAGGCCGCTGTTTTGGAAGACGTTACGCTCGGCGGTGTCTGCGACGATCTACATCTGACAAACGTCCAATATGTGATAGAGGACGACGAGGACAAGCGCTGGGGCGTCGCGCGTCATACCTTCAACTGCATTTATCTAACCACTGACTAATATGGCAAACCACCTCGGCCGCGAAGGCACCGTTAAAATCAGCAGCACCACCATCGGTGAATTGCGCAACTACTCGCTCGCGCATTCGTCGGATGTCGTCGAAGACTCCGTCATCGGAGATACCTACCGCACCCGCAAGGCCACGATGAAGACTTGGTCGGTGTCCGGCGATTTGTACTGGGACGAGGCTGATGCCGGCCAGCTGTCGCTGACCATTGGCTCGTCGGTTACGGTCAACCTCTATCCGGAAGGCGCCGACTCTGGCGATACCTACTACTCCGGCGGCGGCATCGTGACCAAGTTCGACATCTCCGCTGCGTTCGACGGCATGGTTGAAGGTTCGATTTCCATTGAAGGGAACGGCGCTCTGAGCACCGTTACGGTCTAATGGAAGCAATCGATCTTGTCCGCGAACACTTCGCTGCACTCGGCAACCGCACACTTGAGGTGCCCGAGTGGAAGCTAACGATTTACGCCACGCCAGTCACGCTGGCGGAAAAGAATCGCCTGTACCGCAAAGCCAAAGAGAACGACATGGAACTGCTCGTGGATGTTCTCATTCTGAAGGCTACAGACAAGGACGGCAACAAGCTGTTCAATGCTGACCACCGGATGACTTTGCTGCACAAGGCCGATTCCAATTTGATTGCGCGAGTCGCAAACTTCATTCTGTCGGAGGCTGCGCCGTCAGTTGAAGAACTAAAAAACTGACGCACGGCGGCGAGGGCGCCGATCTCCTCGCCGTCTACGCTTTAGCGGAAAAACTCGGCAAGTTCGCGCATGAGATCCTTGCAATGCCAGCGCAGGAATTAACCGGCTGGCTCGCGTATCTGCACTACCAACAGCAAGCGACCAAGAAACATGGCTGAAGCAACATTCACGATCCGCGCCGTGGACGCGACACGGCAGGCGTTCATGCAGGTTCAGAACTCGCTGAAACGCATTCAGGGGTTTGCCAACGAAGCCGCGCGATCCATTAAAGGATTTTTGGGAATGGCAGCAGTTGCGGCTGTAATGCGGAAGGCAAACCAGCAACTTGAGGCAGCCGAAGAAAACGCGAAGCGCCTTGGCTTGACTGCCGAGGAACTGGATCGACTTACCATCGCGACAGATAAACTAGACCAAGCAAATTTCGCACTTCAACGAGGTCTGGCAAAAACTGCGATTGCTGCCGTTAGTGCTTTCACCAACGGGAAAAACGCCGCTGAGGCGGCGGAGATTCGTATTGCGCGCGCCGGTGAAGAATTGGTTAACCTGCAAAACGAGGCTCAAAATTTAGGTCGAGAGTTTCAAGATCTTGGAAGAAGTGAAAACATTCTAGCCAATGAGGCTATGGCTCGCGCGCGTGCCATGAAAGCCCAAGGCGAAGCGATGTTCGGACAGGATCCAATTAAGGCGCAACAAAAGATCAACGCCGCTCTGCAGTTGGAGATCAGCGCGCAGAAGACGCTCAATCAATTGAGCGAGGAGCAAAAAAAGCTGATGCTCGATCTTGGTAACGCCCAAGCTAAAGTTTTCTCCGGATCTGTTTCAGTTGGAGAAAAGATCGTTTTGTTGCGTGCGCGAGAAAGAGACATTTACGCGGACCTTGCGCTGATTAGAGACGACGACATCGAAAAGCAGGACAAGCAAATCAAGCTAACCAAAGACTTGGTCCAAGTTTACGAAGGGCTTGCTCCCTTGCTTGAGGAGCAGCGGCAACTTGCAAAGGACGCGGCCGACATGATCGCGATGGGATTTGAAGACGCAATTTTGTCCGGTCAAAAACTATCTGATGTTTTGAAGAATCTTGCGATGGACTTGGTGCGGCTGATCTTTCGAAACGCGATTACCGCTCCGCTTGCTGGCGCAATCGGAAATTTCTTTGGCGGATTCTTAGCTGAAGGTGGACCAGCAAGAGCGGGAATGCCTTACGTTGTTGGCGAAAAAGGACCGGAGTTGTTCGTGCCTGGGTCAAGCGGCACCGTGATTCCCAATGACCGCATGGGACAGATGGGAAGCGCAGCCGGCGGTCCAACCGTTAACATCTCCTACAATATCCAGTCTGGCGTTTCGCGCGCTGAGTTGCAGCCGATCTTGGAACAAGAGCGCAAGCGTTTGATGGTTACGATTCCCGATCTCGTGCGCCGCGGTGGTTCGTACCGGAGCGCCTTTGCCTAAGCCATGCCGATCACATACCCACTCACGCCGCCCTCGCCGTTTCGCGTGGCAAAGATTTCCTTCACCGGAATGTCTGCGTCATCGCGGAATGCGTCTCCCTTCACGTTTCAGACGCAGCAGTACAACTGGCCTGGTCAGGGATGGATGGCGTCTGTTGAATGTCCGCCAATGGTTCGCGCAGATGCCGAGCAGGTCATCGCGTTTCTGTTGGCTGCGCAGCGTGGCACGTTCTACTTCCGAGACTACAGCAACAGCGCGCCACGAGGCAACGTCACTGGCACGCTGACGGTGGCAAGTGCTACGGCTAACGGGACGACGCTTGGCATCTCTGGCGCAACTGGCACCTTCGCCGTGGGCGACTGGTTGCAGATCGCAACTTCGCTTTACAAGGTCGTTCAAGTGAATTCTTCGAGTTCTGTCGACCTGTTCCCTGCGCTTCGCGCGAGCTATTCGGCCGGAACTTCCATCGTCTACAATTCACCGCAGGGAGTGTTCCGTCTAGCATCACCACAGACCGAGTGGAACATTGAACTTGCCGGTATTTACGGCGTAGCGTTCTCGATTTCTGAGGAGATTCCGCAATGAGTATTACCGCAGCAGGCCGTCCGATGACAGCAGCCATGGTGGCCGAAGTCACCACTGCGCAACTGTCACCGATCCTGATGGTCGACATGGAGTTTTCGACGCCCGTATACCTATGGACCGGATACGGAACGCTTACCTACGCTGGCAAAGGGTATCTTGGTCTCGGCGACTTGGGCAGCATTGCGCCAATTGAGGAAACGACAGATCTTTCAGCCCGTGGCGTTGTGTTTCAATTGTCAGGCGTACCGACAGCGTACATCTCGCTTGCCCTAAACGAAGACTACCAAGGCCGCGCTTGCTCAATCATGTTGGGGGCGCTGTCTCCTACGGCTGGTTTGATCGCTTCACCCGTGACTGTCTTTGTCGGAAAGATGGACGTGATGACGCTTAACGATGATGGGCAGAACGCTCAAATCGGCATGAGTGCAGAATCTCGACTTGTTGACTTTCGACGCGTGCGCGAAGTGCGCTACACTCAAGAGGAACAAGAGGCAATTGATCCTACCGACACGGGACTAAGATTCGTAAACGGCATCCAAGAAAAAACAATTTACTGGGGAAATCAGAACGCGACTAATCCGAGTCTTTGGAATGGTGGCAATGACGCGCCAAGCACAGATCGTGAGAACCAAGATCGCATCACATGACGCGTGCTTCCAACTGGTCGGATCTTCTTTTGGCGTTTGTTGAATCACGCCGAAATCGTCCTTTCCAATGGGGCGTGAACGACTGTTGCTTGTTCGCGTCAGACTGGGTTTTGCGAGCATCTGGTGTTGATCTCGCTGCATCATTTCGTGGCAGCTATTCAAGCGCGCTCGGCGCTGCTCGCTTGCTTCGTAATCATGGAGGAGTTCGCGGACTAATTCGTGAACTTGGAGAGTCGCAAGGTATGCAGCCGATCAGCGCGGCGCATGTGCAGCGAGGAGATCTGGTCGTTGCAGATACTGGATATGGCGAAGCAATCGGAATTTCGCTCGGCAATGTCGCGGCATTTGTTGCGCGCGACGGACTGGTTTTTGCTCCCTTTGACTTTCAACTTCGCGCTCCCTGCTGGCGCTTTTAGTCATGGCTGAAACAATCGCAATCTGGCTACTCACGACCTTTCTTCCTGCCGGCGCCAGTGGCGCAGTAGTTGTTGCTGGAACGACTTTAGCCATCGTCACTGGTGTCGTTAAGTTTGTCGGTATCATGGCGCTCTCGATGGCAGCATCGAAGCTGCTTACGCCGAAAGCTCCCAGTTTTGCAGACACGCTGGGATCTCGCGGTCAGATGGTGCGGTCGCCAATCTCAGCGCGTCAGATCATCTACGGTCGCGCCAAGGTATCGGGAACCATTATCTACATTCAGGAGAGCGGCACCAAGAATGAGTATCTCAACATGGTGATCGCTCTTGCCGGCCATGAAGTAGAGGAGATTGGAGACGTTTACCTGAACGAAGATCTAGTGCTTACTGGTGCTGGTGATGGTAGCGGAACTGGCAAGTACGCTGGCTATGTCGAAATCTACAAGAAACTTGGCGCGTCTGGGCAGACTGCATTTTCCGCTCTTATAAGCGAAACCTCGACGGCGTCGGAAGGGCAATGGCTCAATACCGACAAACTGACAGGCGTTGCGTGCATTTACCTACGCCTGAAGTGGAACACCGAGGTCTTCGTTGGCGGTATTCCAAACGTGACGTGCATGGTCAAGGGCAAGAAGCTATACGACCCACGCACCAGCACGACTGCCTACAGCACCAATCCAGCACTATGTCTGCGCGATTATCTGATCTCGCCGCTCGGCCTTCAAATGACAGCGAGCGAGATTGATGACACTTCGTTCATCGTCGCTGCTAATGTCTGCGACGAACAAGTGCAGATCCTCCCGGTTAGTCCGACGACTTACGAGAACAGATACGAGGCCAACGGAACACTCACAACCAGCGACTCTCCGGACGCAGCAATCGGAAAGATTCTTTCCTCGATGGCTGGCTTGTGTTCTTACTCTAGCGGCAAGCTCGTTCTCTACGCTGGAACGTATCAGGTACCTACCGTCACCTTCACCGAGAAACATTTCGTTGGTCCGATTTCAGTCACCACTAAGACTAGCGCGCGTGATCGAGTTAACACCGTCAAGGGCGTCTTTGTTTCTGAGGAGAGCCAGTGGCAGGTTTCGGACTTCCCGGTAATCACATCGACGACCTACGTCACAGAAGATGCCGGCATCAAGTACACGCGCGATGTCGTTCTGCCATTCACGATTTCGCCTTCATGCGCTCAACGATTGGCTGTCATCGAACTGCGCAGGGCACGACAAGAAATCGTCGTCACGGCGCGCTTACGCCTCGAGGCCATGCAAGTGCGTGCAGGCGAAACGGTGAAGATCACCAATGCCAAGTTTGGCTGGACCGAAAAGGTCTTTGAGGTGATGGAGTGGAAGTTTGCCAGCGATGGAAACCCGCCACAGCTGGCGGTCGATATGACGCTGCGCGAGATGGATTCGACGGTCTACAGCTGGACCGTCTCGGACGAGATCGCGGTGACGCAGGCACCGAACACGACGCTGCCGAATCCCTTCAGCATCACCGCGCCGACCAACCTAACGCTTGTTGCCGATGGCACGACTCAGCAGTATCAAGCAGATGGTACGGCGTTACCACGCATCCAAGTTTCTTGGTCTGCACCGTCCGAGGAGTTCGTCCAGTCCGGCGGCTTCGTCGGAATCGAGTACAAGGAAAGCACTGCGACGACGTACTTGCAGTGGGCGCGCGTGCCTGGTGACCAGACGCTAGAGTACATTTCAAGCGACGTTCGCATTGGCACGAACTACAACGTGCGCGTTTACAGCGAGTCTTACTTCAAGGTTTCTTCCAGCTACACGACCGCCAGCGTTACCGTTGCGCCAGACACGACCGCGCCATCAGTGCCGACCAGTCTCACCGCGAACATCGGAACCGGCAAGGCAGTCAGCCTCGACTGGGATGATGTAACCGCTCCGGACTTCTCCGAGTATGGCATCTACCGAAACACGACCGGAGTGACGCCGGCCAGTTCTACGTTCAATAAGATTGCCGAAGCGCGCAGTTCGCGGTTCTTTGATGCCGAGGTCAATGTCGGAACGACGTACTACTACTGGGTAAATGCTTACGACCGACTGGAGAACGTCTCGGGCTTCTCCAATCGCGCGCAGGCCACGCCGCAGGCCATCACGTCGTCGCCTGACCTCACGCCGCCTAATACGCCCAGCGCTCCGACCTTCATCAGCGAGCGCGTCTACGAGTCCAGCGACGGCACGACGAGCGCCGCGATCTCGATCACTGTTCCTGGCCTGCCGACTGGTGGTATCGCGCTGGATATCTTGAGCCGTATCAGCGGAACGAGCGGCTACAAGACCGAGGGCCAAGTCGATTCGGCAACGGCCACGGCCTTTGAGATCGACGACTTGGTGCCCGGAATCACTTACGAGTTCGCGTGCCGTGCAGTCAACACGGCTGGCATCTTCTCCGCAGTTTCGACCGCGTTAACTCGGACAGCACCGAGCGACACAATCGCGCCTAATGCACCAACCGGACTTAATGCCGCGGTGGGTACGGGCCGAGCGGTCTCCCTCTCGTGGACGGCAGTTACGGCCAACGACATTTTCGAATACGGCGTGTACCGCAACACGACCGGAGTAACGCCGGCAACGACTGCCACGAACAAGATTGCCGAGGTCGGCGCTGACCGCTTTGTCGACACGACGGTCAATTTCGGAACGACGTATTACTACTGGGTCAACGCCATTGACGCGACCGAGAACTACTCGGCCTTCTCGTCCTCGGTCAACGCAACCCCAGTTGTCGTCACGTCTGGTTCGATTGACTCCACGGCACCATCTGATCCAACGGCACTCACCAAGATCAGCGACAGCATCTATCTAGCCAGCGATGGTGGCGCTCGCGTTCTCGTCACAGTGACCGTTGCCGCGCTGCCTTCTGGCGCTCGCATCCAGAACATCCTCTACCGCAAGCAAGGGGCTGCGACTGGCTACGAGATCGCCGGCCAATTCGGAAACTCTGGCGCTATCTCTGCGGTTCTTGATGACCTGACGCCTGGCGTAACTTACGACATCGCATCGCAGGCTTGGTCGTTCACAAACATTCCGAGCAACGTCGTGACGGCTGCGTTCTCGCCGTATCTCGCGACCGCTTCAACGTCTGCGCCTGCGTCACCGACCAATGTATCAATCACTTCGAGCGGCATTGTCCCGGTATATTTCCCTGGCACTCAAGTTTCCCTTTTTGGAACGCGAGTAAAATGGGATCCAAACACCGAAAAAGACTTTGCGTACTATGAGGCCAAGGTCGTAAACACCGCAGATCCTAACTCAACCGCTTACAACTGGACTCCTGGTCCATCAGGCGGACTTCTGCAAACACGCGAGAACGAAGCCTTCTTCTACAACGCGCTGCTGAGTGCCGGGTATGTTTACGTTCGCAGCGTCAATCGTGCTCTGGTTTCATCAAGCTGGGTATACGGTGGCAACGCAAACAGTGCGGCCAGCATTGGATTTACGACGTTAGGCAAGCAGGAGTCGAACAACGTATCAATCACGGGTGGTGACGTTTCGAGCGTAACCATGAACGCCGTGTCGATTACGGCGACCAAGGTCAAGGTGCCTATCACGGTATCAGGCACGCAGTATCGCGGCCTTGAGGCCAACGAAACGACGGCTGTGGACGTGTACGCGGTCAACCTGCGCGTCTACGATAACACCACCACTCAGAAGTTCCGCGTCGATAACGCGACAGGCGAACTTTACGTCCAGTCTAGTAAGGTAGTATCCACTCGCTACGCGACAACCCCAACGACGCTTAACGAAGTCATTTCCGCACTGCAGCACCACGGCCTCGTTCCGTAACCTATGGCACTCAAACTTTCCATCACCCTTCCGAACGGCGCGACTGGCGACTACCTCCGACTGACCAGCGTCGAGTGGGACCGCAACCTTGGCAGCGCACTTGGTTACCTCGCGCTGTATCTCAACGCTGCGCAGGCTGCCTCTGCTCCGGCCTATCCGCTCGCCCTAGTGGCACAGCTGAACGTGCGCGATGATGTCTTCGCGCAGTACCTCAGCAACTCAGCGCTGAACGGTGCGAATGACCGACTGCTCGCGCAGATGTACGCTGTTGCAAAGAACGAGCCGCGGTGCGTGAAGGTGCTGAACGGCGTCACGCTGCCTGACTTAGCGCAGGCTGAGGATGTCTAGAGGACGCCGCTTTGTAGTCGCAGCTGACAACCACGGCGACCAGTTCGACGAGGTGACGCAGCGTGCGCTGCTGGCGTTCATCAAAGACTTCCGGCCAGAGATCCGCATTCACGCTGGCGACTGCTGGGACTTTCGCAATCTGCGCAAGGGAGCGTCTGAGGAGGAGAAGATGCACAGCCTCGAGGACGACTGGACGGCTGGCGTTGAGTGGATCCGCGCTTACTTCGACGGCGGCAAAGAGAATCACTTCCTCCGCGGAAACCACGACGAGCGACTTTACCGCCTAGCAGACAGCGCGAGCGGTCTGGCTGCAGACTACGCACGCGAGGGCATCAAGCGCATTGCCCGTGTGATTCACGGCGCAAAGGCGAAGATGCTGCCTTACGATTCACGGTTGGGCGTGCTGCGGCTGGGCCATCTGCGCGTCGTCCATGGCTACTTCGCCGGCCTCGGCGCTGCTCGTCGTCACGCCATTGCGTATGGCAACTGCCTGTTCGGTCACGTCCACGCTACCGACTCAGCGCCAGTCGAGAGCATTGAAGGACCGGCCGAGGCACGCGGCATAGGCTGCTGCTGCAAGATCGACATGAGCTACAACGCGCACATGGTTTCCAAGCTGCGTCACGACAATGCTTGGTGCTACGGCGTGCTCTTCGACGACGGAACCTATCAGCTATTCCAAGCAAAGAAAATCGGAGGATCATTCTATGCCGCGCAAACCATCCAGCGGTACTGACGCCTGGGCAAAGCTACTGGCCGAGGCTGTGCTGCGTTCTGAGCGTCTGCCAGTCGGCGACGGGTGGCTGACCGTAGCGGAGATCTGCACGCGGCACAAGCTCGGCATGGACCGCGCCTACTCGGTTGTTCGCGATGCGTTGCAAGCAGGCAAGCTGGAGAAGTTCGAAGGCAACGTGCGCGACGGCTCACGACTGCGCAAGCGCGTCTGGTACCGACCAACCTAAACGTCTCGGAACAGATAATGCGTTTTAAGTTCCAGTCATCCTAGCATGGACCGACCGCCACAGTTTGCACTCGGTGAACTGGTGCGGTCACGCATTGACCCTTCGTGCGGTTACGTTGTCGTCGGCCACGTCTACCGAGCGGCAACGATTGACTATCTCGTGGCTGATCCGTCCGGCTGCGAGGAGGTCCGCAGCGATCTTGAGCTAGAGTCTGGCGAGCGGCAGAAGGATCCGTGCGCCATTGATTAATCGCGTAAGTCGTTGATCTTTGGCTTGCTGCAATAATCGGATAAAATCCGAAAGAATCTGCTTGCACGTATCAGTGCAATTTGCCATGGTCGTCGACGTAACAACGACACCATGAAGACTGTTTTGCTTTTCCTAATACTAGCGGCGGGAGTTCAGGCCGCACCGAGTGAATCGTTCTGGCGTGCTCTGCACGTCGTCGAGAGTGGCGGTCGCCGTACTGGCCTGATCCTCGGCGATCAAGGCCGCAGCCGCGGACCGCTGCAAATTATGAAGGCGGTATGGATCGACTCTCGTGTTGCTGGCCGATACGAGCAGGTCGACGATTTGGCCTATAGTCGTCGCGTGGCCGAAGCGTATTTCAAGCGCTATGTTCCGGAAGCCTATGCTGCTGGTAACGTGGAGGTGTTGGCCAGAACGTGGAACGGAGGCCCGAGGGGCGCCTCCAAGCCACAGACCAAAGCGTACGCCGAGCGTGTCCGGAGGGCGATGCGATGAAAGGCGGCCCTCGCACAGGCGCAGGCCGCAAGCCGTCACCAGCCGGCGCGAAGGTTATGATTCCTTGGCGCATTGACCCTCGCCTTATTGAACGCATCCGCTGGGCGGCCGCAGTCCGCGGCATTCAGCCGGCAACCTTCCTTGAGCAGATTATCGCACGCAATGCTCCCTCAGTCTAAAATCTCTCTCGTGATTACCACGAAACAACTCAAAGCGCTGCAAGCCATGGCGGCCGAGCGGCAACTAAGCGTTAGCGATGTGGTCCGCGAGGCCATACGCGCCGCACTGGAGAAACGGTGAATGCTGCACTCATCTGCTCTGTCATTATCGGTGCGGTCAGTCTGGCCGCTTCTGTTCACGTCCTCCTGCGCGCACGCCGTATCTATCGTGTCTACCGCTGGCGCAAACTCTCACAAGTTGTCGACCCAATAAATCTCGATGCCCTCCGCCCAAGAAGCCGCGTCTTGCCTCCGGTTTATGGAACGCGTCGCACAATCCTGGAAGAAGAAGGAAGCGCTCGCCGAGAAGGAAAAGGCCGAGATGCGAAAGCTCATCAAGCGCAACGCGGTCAAAGTCAATGGGGACCACAGCAAACCCATCGCTTCTCACCGTTCAAAGATCGCACTGACTCCGGAGCAGGAGGCACTGTTTGATCAGGCCGACGCCGAACAATGGACTACACGCGAATTAGCCAAGCGAGTCGGCCTACATTACGCCACGACGTGGACGCATCGTACGAACCGCCAAGAGCGACAACGCATTTTGCGACGCTCACTCCCGAACGCTGCGACGACCTCCTCCGAGCCGCGCGGCAGCGTGACGGCTACCGATTAGCACGAATCAAACTTTCCGTTATGGAACACAACACACCTACGCCCGAGCAGGTTTTCGTTCTCTTTGCTCCGGCGCTTAGTCGATTGAAGAACGCCATTCCCGGTGCGAATTACCACTCGCTGACCGTTACGATGAACAACGAGGGCAAGGTCTTTTTCACCACTACCATCCGAGTTGGCGAAGAGTTTCTGTCATCGCACGTCTTCGAGGACATGAACGAGGCAATCCGATATCTAACCACCAAGTGCGCCGCCGAGCTGCGTGAGCGTGCGGCCAAGCTGCTTGTGCGCGCTGATGCACTGGAAGGCGGTGCGCTGTGATTCCCCTTACAACGCCTAGCGCGTTTAAGCCTGGGCAAGCCTGCGCTGTCGCAGGCATGAGTGCCGACTACTACCGGAAGCAGGACGGACTCACGCAAAGCGAGATCAACCGCTTCGCTGACTCTCCGGCGCTCTACAAGTACACCGAGGTGGAGCGATCTGCCGCGATGGACTATGGCACGGCGTTGCACGCGCTGCTGCTTGAGAACCGCACCGAGTACGTCATCAAGCCTGCGACTTACGGGCCAGACGAGAAGCCATGGCACGGAGCCGCGAAGGAGTGCAAGGAATGGATGGCTCGGCACGAAGGTCGGCTGATCTTCTCCGCAGATCAGGCGGACGCGCTGGAGTCAGCCGTTCGCCACGCGCAGCAGCACGAGCTGGTCAAGCATCTATTGGCCGGAGCGCAGACCGAGCTATCCGTCTTCGGATGTACACAAGCCGGCCTGATCTGGGGCAAGGGCCGCATGGATGCCGTCAACTTCCGCGGCGACCGCGTGCAGATCATCGACATCAAGACGACGCAGGATGCGCGACTGTCTGCGTTCTCGCGCACTGTGCTTCAACGTGGCTACCATCGGCAGGCCGCATGGTATCGCCGGCTCATCCGCCAGTTCGTCGAGGAGACCGTGATGCACGAACACTGGCTGATTGCCATTGAGGCCGAGCCGATTCCGCGCGTCAACGTCTGGAAGCTTGCGACCGAGGCGATTGACTTGGGCGACACCGAGATTGACGACTTGCTGGAGAAGCTGGCCGACTGCAAATCTACTGGCCGCTGGCCTGACTACCACGACAAGGACGTGGGACTCATGGGAACGATTGATCTGCCTAAGTGGGTCTACGGCGACACCGAACAACTCAGCGGCATGACGAAAGGAACTGCGCAATGACCACCGACGACACAACGACACCGAACAACGCAAAGGTTTTCACTGGCCTTAGCGGTATGCTTCGCACCTCACCATGGCTCGCCAGCGAGGACTTGGTCGGACTTGGCGACGTGCCGGCTGAGATCGAGGACGTGCTGCTCTATGACGAGGTCGCCTTCGACAAGGGCCGCAAGGAACGCAACGTGCCGGCGCTAAAGTTCAAGGGCAAGGCCAAGCAGCTGGTGCTCCGCACCTCGGCCAATCGTCGCGCGCTGGTCCGAATGTTCGGTGCCAATACGCAAGCATGGCGAGGCCAGACCATTTACCTTTACCATGACCCAGAGGTCCGCTTCGGCGGCCGCGCGGTCGGTGGAATTCGCATCAAGGAAGTTTCCGCATGAACCAACAATACGATAACGAACTGAAGTTCCGCCTTTTCAAGAACGACAAGGGGGGCAACGAGAAGCGTCCAGACTACCGCGGCGAGGTCCGCATCAATGGCGTGGACTACAAGCTGAGTGGCTGGCTGGCCGAGGCCAAGAACGGCTCCGGCAAATACATTCGCGGTGTCGTCGAGCGCAAGGACGGCGCGCCTGCTCGGCCGTTACAGCCAGCAGTCGGCAAGACTTTCACGGCTCCTGGATTCAATCGCGAGGAGATGGACGAGAAGGTCGACTTCTGATGAAAACGATCATTGCAATTGATCCTGGAGCGAATGGCGCAATCGCGTGGCGGGCACAGACTGGAGATGTACTAAAAACTGGAGACCATAGTTTTGGTGCTGATTGTCTCCGTGATCTCGTAGGACGTTATCCGCGAGACGTAGTAGCATATGTCGAGCAAGTGGGCGGATACATAGGCAAGCCGCAGCCGGGTTCGGCGATGTTCAAGTTCGGTACCTCCTACGGTCGCGCACTCGGCTCCCTTGAGGCGTTGCAGATTCGCACTGTGCTAGTTCGTCCGCAAGTCTGGCAGAAGACGATTGGCCTCGGCTCGACTTTGAAGGGCCCACAGCGCAAGCGCGCGCTGCGCGACGTGGCAAAGCGGCTTTACCCGACCCACAAAGTGACCCTCGCAAACTGTGACGCATTGCTCATCCTTGAACACGCGATACAAGCCGAGGGGCGCAGGGAGGGAAATGTCGCGTGAACGACTTCTACGGCCGCGAGGCGCAAAGGTTCATTGACGGCTCGCTTGTCTTCCGCACGAAGGAAGACGAAGACAACGAGGCAGCCGTGGCTAAGATCCTAGAGGCACACTGGAGCTGTGAATGTCGGCCGATGGGAAAGCTGGCAGCCATTGACTGGTTCTTTGTGCGTCACGAGCGCATCGTCGGTGTTGGCGAGTTGAAGATTCATCGCTGCGCTTTTGGCGACTACGACTCGGTCTTCTTGAACTTGCGCAAGTGGCACGCGCTGGGCCTGTGCCAGCACGGGATGAACACTCCGGCCGTCTACGTCTCGCAGTGGTCCGACAAACTAGGTTTCATCAACTGGGTAGATATCGACGCAAGCAAGCACAAGATCGGTGGCTGCAAGCCTCGTGGATCCAAGAGCCGGAGTGACACCGAGCCGCTGATCGTCATACCGACATCGTCAATCAACATCATCAGCGACCAAGGCTACGCAAACGCACCATGAGCATCATCAAGAACGATTTCCCGTCGCACTACCGAGCGGTCATCGCTGATCTGCAACGCCAGCGCGTCGAGCTAGAGTGCAAGGTGTACGACGAGACGCTGGCTAACATTGCGCTGCGGCATGAGCGCGACGAACTGCTCGAGGCATACCATGCGCTGCAGATGGAGTACGCTAAGCTGCTGGACCGACAAAACGAAAAAGCCAGTTGACGCGCTGCAAATAGAGCGCAAAACTACGGATAGGCCGTGAGAAAGCCTAATCACAACCATGGATCAAACCTACAACTTTGCCCGTCTGCGTGGAGGAAAGCGGCTTGTTGTGAGCCAATTTCTCACCCTCTGCGTGGACGGGCTTTTTGATTTATGAAGTGGCTGAACCTTGAAACCTCAACCCTCCGCGCGCCGGAGTTTGTCGGCTCTGATCCGACTGCACGCGCGACTTGGCTCTGTGTTTTGGCGTACTGCGTCGATCAAGAGAACAGCGGAGTGATTGCCAACGCTGACAGGTGGCCGGATCGCCAGTGGCAGCAAACGTGCGGTGTCACGAAGCAGGAGATTGACTCGTCATTTCCGCTCCTGCAATGGAAGGAAAACGCGCTCTGGGTCTGGGCTTATCCGCTTAATAAGCAGCAAGAAGTGCAGGCAAAGCGTGACGGCGGAGCCAAGGGAGGCCGAAGCACTAGCGAAGCTAAAACCGAAGCTGCTCGGATCAATGGAGCCAAGCATGACCCAAGCTCAACCCAAGCTGGAACCCAACGGAAAGGAAAGGAAAGGAAAGGAATGGAATATATTGCTCGATCTGAAGATCTCGCGATATACGATGCCTATCCTCGCAAGGTCGGCCGAGAAGCCGCATTGAAGGCGATTGCCAAGGCTCAACAGCAGATCGACGCATCAAAACTGCTTGAGCGCGTTAAGCACTACGCTGCCGCAACGTCGCGCTGGTCCGACACCGACAAGCGATTCATTCCGCATCCAGCGACTTGGTTTAATCAAGGCCGCTACGCTGACGACCCGCAGACTTGGAACCGCAACGAGGCAGATCAAACTGGTCCGCGTGTTAAGCTGCTGGCGCTATGAGCACACCGGGCGTGAACCAAACGGCCGAGCGCCGTCTTATCTCTGCCTGCATGGTAGCAGGCACCGCTGGCTGGTCATATGCAGCAGGTGAAGGCGTCCTTGCCGAGCACTTCTCCGATCCGGTTTGCCATGCTCTGTGGCGTGCTGGGTCGGTCTGCTTGGCTGAGGGTACGCATCCTGATGCCGCTGGGTTATATCGCGCCATCGCTGGCCTAGACGGCGAGGCAAAGCCATCTGCGCTGGAGATTGCCAACCTTGAAGCACTCGAGGCAACCAGCCTCCACCTTCGCAGGCTTACTGCTGACGTCATCGACCTTTCGCGGCGCCGCAAACTCATCACCGCGATGGCTGCTGGCCTTGAGGCAGCAAAGGACGGGAGCGCGAAGGAGTGGGCAGACATCTGGGCTGGCGTTGAACCGCACATCCGAAGCGCGCAGGACATCACCGCAGGGGCCAAGAGCCGCACGCTGGCCGAGGTTGCCGCTAACGCTAAACGGCTCCTGCTCACGCCTGACCAGTCCGACTCGGTGCCGTCCATCTGCACCGAATGGGACCAGCAGGCTTCGCCTTGCAAGGCAGGTCAGCTGATCGTCATTGCTGGCCGACCTGGGGCTGGTAAGTCTGCCTTTGCCGGCCAAGTGGCGCACAATATCGCGCAGGGAGCCACGACCGCGTTCTTCTCGCTCGAGATGTCGGCTGAGGAGATCCTGACGCGAATGGCTCGGCTTCGAGTCAACCCGCGGCCGCAATGGGATGAGACGATTGCAGCCGAACTGGACGCTTTGGCTGGCTACGGCACGCTGCGCATCTACGAGGTCGAGCACGCGCGCACGGTGGCGCAGATCGAAGCGGTGTGTCGACTGCTGGCCGCGTCACCGCAAGGGCTGGGCGCTGTGGTCGTGGACTACCTCCAACTGGTCACGCCGCCGGCAGGATCTGGCCGAGAGAACCGGGAGCAGCAAGTCGCTGCAATGTCGCGTGCCTTTAAGCTGCTCGCCCGCACGCTGAAGGTGCCAGTGTTCCTGCTGGCGCAGCTGAACCGCGAGGTCGACAAGGGCGAGAAGAAGCGCCGGCCGCGTCTGTCTGACTTGCGGGAGTCTGGGGCTATCGAGCAAGACGCCGACCGAGTTTGGTTCCTTTACCCGGCGAACGAGGACGCGATGAGCGAGGGCCGGATGCTCGACGTCATCTTGTATCAAGCCAAGTGCCGCAACGGTCCGGCCGGCCTCGAGGCGCTGTTCGCCTTTGACCGCCTCGGTATGCAGTTCGTACCGATCAAACCAAAAACAACCCACGACGACTTTGTATGACCCCAACTAAAGAAACTCTGCAAGGGCTATATGACGCGGCACCTGACGCCAAGACGCGCCAGCTGATCGTCACCCTTGCCGCGAAGTATGGCATCGCGCTGCAAGTTTTTTGAGAACTGCGCGCTATTGTATTGACACCGTGGAGCATAACGCTCTGACCGATAATCTGTGGCAGGAAAACCTAAACTAGTATCAAATCATGCCTGGCAGAAGCACCTGAAGCTGACCGCTAGGCTCAAAAAGGAGATCAGACTGTGGCCGACAAAGAACTTGAGGCGCTCAGACTAACGTCACGAGCACTCCGCGCTATCACTCAGTTGGAAGCGCACAAAAAGGCGGTAACCGGAGAGTACAACGAGCGTCTTAAGCGCCTGAAGAAGGTGATTGATGCCGTTCAGGCACGCGAACAGATGGGCGTGTTGCCGATGGAGGGGCTGGACTCGATCCAGCTCACCGAAGAAGACGAGCGCCTGATCCTCAACCCAGTGGAGGGTCTCTAAGTTGTGATCACATACTCGCTCGGTCGTGAGCCTGTCAGTCGTCGCAGTCCGGCTGCGACCAGCGAGGCGGCCAAGTTGCTGTCTGAGATTTGTGAGCGGTTGCTGGAACTGGATGAGGTGAAGCACAGCGAGGGAGCGGCATTGGTTCGGCGGCTGGCGACCATTGCGGATCTGTCACCCTCGGCATACCGCACCGTGCTCCACGTCGGCTGCGGTCAGGTCGAGGCAGTGGTGTCGTCCTACGAGGATCAGGCACGCAACCGCGGCCTGACTCGGCAGGCGTTGCATTGGCAGTGGACGCAGGACCAGCGAGCCATCAAGGCAATCTTTCCGCACCTCGCGGTTATGCTGCAAGGTTTGCGCGACACGGTGGCCCATCACGAAGACGCGATGAGCAGTGCCGACGCGCTGCGCAGGTCGACCCAACAGGACGAGGATGCGCAATAGAAGCCAATCTGACCGTCAGAATGAGGCGATGTGATGCTGACCTATACCGACCTACCCATTTTGCTATGGCTGCCCGTATACGCAAAGGAAACGGCATTGCCGGGCCATTTGCATATGCAAGGGGGGTGGGGGG